TGAACTGCTGTTTTCTTCCAAGAAATCAATTGCAGATTGAATCACATTATCGTTGATTTCTTGAGCAGTTTTTGAAACATATGGATTAAGCCATTTATTTTCTACTCTATTTAATCCATAGATATTAGCACTTTCATTAAAGATTGCACCAATACCAGTTATTTCATTTCCTTTACTTCCTTGAACATACAAAATTGCACCTTCAGCAATAGAAGCAGGGGTTGAAGTGAAGGTAACAGTTTTTTCTGCTCTATTAACATATTTAATTCTTAAACCTGTTAAAGATTTCACACCAGCAGATGTGTAAACATCCACAACCATACCTTCAATTAAATTTTTAACGCTATTCATTTTAGCAACGCCATCAGCAAATTCTGATACTGTTGCAACTGCACCAGAGCCATCACCATAAAGCATTCTAGAAAGGTTGAATTTTGAAGAATTCAAAAGACCTTCCATTTCAGCAGACAAAAGATCAACGAAAGCACCATTGCTATTTGCACTTGCCCTAACAGCTTTATCGCTGATTTCAAGAGTCCCGTATAAATTTTTCAATGTTGTTTTAAGTTGAACATAATTGTTTCCGTTTGCTGTTGGAAGTTCACCAGTTTCACTGCCAGCACCAATTCCACCATTAATTCCAAATGGAGCAACTTTTATGATTTGTCTTCCATAAACATCGTTTGAAGATTGTTTAATTTTTGCAAACAAAGGGTTTGTTTTTGTGTTAAGTACATTGCTTACTGCAGATAAATAAGCATCTTTTAATGCACTTTGTGCAGAATTTAAATCGATCATTTTTTCTCCTTTAATAAATTATTTTTGTTTAATAATTGATTTTGCCAATCTCCCTGCTTCTTTAATAGTTTTAGGAACATTTGGCGGACTAAGAGAAATTGCACCACTTCCATTTTCCACCTTGATTGGTGAATTTTGAGTTATTTTAGACAAATATTCTTTCACGATTTTGTCTTTGATTTCTTGATTAGAAAATATATAGTTATTCAAAAATTCATCATCTTGTGAATATTCTTTTGCGGTTTTGTAAGTTTTCGCAATCATGTTTAATGTTTCTTCTTTTAAATCAACATTTTCACCTGTGGTCAAGCTTTCTTTCAGTGCGCTGCTAAAAGGCTTGGCAATATCAAATTTACTTACAAATTCTTCAATTTTCTTGTCGTTTTCTGCAAGTCTTGTGAGTTCGTTTTGCGTTTTAACATTCTCACTTTCCAGCATTGAGAGTCTTTGACTCTTTTTGGTAAATTCAGCTTGCAAGTTGTTATACGCCTTTAACAAACTTTCGGCATCTTTAAATTTACCAAACTCATTGGAGCCCATTTCTTTTTCGATAGGTTGTTCCAAAATTTCACTCATATTTATTCTCCTTTATTTTCAACATTATTTAAAAATTTTTTATGATCTTCAATATGTTTTAAAAGTATTTTTTGAATTGTTTTATAATTATTATTCTTTTTAATTTCTTTCCCTAATAGGAATGCTGTATGTTCGTCAATATGAATGTGATGATCGTCAACTGATAAAATTTCAATTTCATTAACATTTAAATTTTCTTCTTTGGCTCTATTGATATGTAAACTATTTAGATCAAGATTTTCTTCCCACATTCCAAAACCTAATAAATCTAAACATTTTTTTCTCATGCTTTGACTAAATTTACCATCTTCATCAAACATTAATCCTTCTTTAATTAAATCCATTAACATTGTGCGACGTTGCAAAAGATTTTCATTAGAATTATTTGATGCATCAAAAACCACATCATCACTGCAGATTTCATTTTGATCCCAATAATACATTTGAATATCACCACTTTCACCTGCAATTTTAATCAAACGAGGAATAACTGCATATTGCTTATAAAGTCGCAAAATAAATTTTGCAACTGTTTTAACTGCAAGTTTTGTACTATCAATCGCCGTTGACAATCTGCTTATATCCTGATCTGCCAACAATTGCAATGCAATACCAGACATGTTAGTATATTGAGCATAACTATCACTCATCATATCACTCACACCAGACACAGTTTTAAATTCTTGCAATAATCTTTCTTCTTCCTCTTCAAATTCAAGTGTCTGTTTTGGATTTTGCATAATTTCTGGAACTTTGCTTCCTTGTCTATAAACTAAAACTTTTCCTGGAGATAAGCCTTCAATTTCAAGTTCATCTGTGTCAACGCTTCCATCTTCCACAGCAAGAACATTCATAACAGCCCTGTTAAAAAATTCGTGTTTTCTATTTCTCACCGCATTGTAAGCTCTTTGAATTGGAATAAGTCTATCAATCACAGAAACTCCAAAGAAACTTCCTGGCATATAGTTTGAAATTTGCTTAACAAATGGAAACGTTCTGTTGTTAAGTTCGTCGTTAAGATAAGGAAGTTCTCCATCATATAACAACTTGCCACCTGCAACTATTGTTAATCTTCCATTTGGATCTTTTTTAGAAGGTCTTTCGTATTTTTCAATCAAAACACAATGATTGTTCAGTTCAATATTGGCAACCTTATTAATGTGAGCATCATATCCTAATCCTCCAAGATTTCCTGTTTGGCTGTCTAAAGTAAACGCATTAACCTTTTCTACATCAACATCCACACCCCACAATGATTTTATTTCATCGATTGGAACAGCTTTTGCGTGAATTATGCTTTTCATATCTTCCATTCTTTCGCAAGATAAATTATCTGGGAAAATTTCAAAAGGAGAAACAACTGCAATTTCAACATCACCCTCTTTAATTGCTTGCCCAAGTTCATCAGTTGCCACCATTCTACCGGTATTTGTGTTCCAAACAACCTTATAAAACACTGTTCCGCAAATTTCACTCCAAGTTGTTGCAGTTTTTTCAATATCAACAAGATTAACCCTGTTTGCAACTGAATTTAAAATATCTTTGCTAAGCTTTGCGCTTTCAAGATCACTTTCATCTGCACTTGCAGGAATAACTGTAACATTTGGTGTGTTAGAACATATTTTTGAAATTCTTGTTTCAACAATTGGAGCAATATGATTAAACACTTCTTTTTCTTGCCAAAAATATTGTTTTTCATCTTCACGGAGTCCTCCATTTGATGAAATATAACTATATTGATTGCCCATCATAAAATTGATGTTTAATTGCCATTGAGATTCTAAACTTCTCCTTTCTTCTCTTCTTATTAAATAATCTCTAACCACTTCTTGCACAATTTTTGAATCTGCCTTATTCATCTTTTCCTCCTTTTTTATAGATAGATTTTAAGCTTTTTGGAACAACATATTTCCCAATTTCACCATATAAATCATTTAAACATCTTTCGCATAAATAAACGCTTCCATCAAACACAAAACGTTTGTTAACAATTTGATAAGAACTTACATTTTCACAAGAGCTAACATCACATTTTATTTTTGTTTTTGTTTTTTCCACTAACACTTTCATCCTCCTTCAATTGTTTTAATAATCGTTGTTTTTCTGCCTCCAATTGTTCATCCGTTAAACTGTCATAGTCCGTTTTGTTTGAAACTAAATGTGGATAAATAATTTTTAATAAATCCACGTTTGGAGGAAGAAATTTCTCATTAATTTTTTGCTTTACCATTTTCATTTTGCCTGTTTCTTCATCCAGCGCATATTCACTAACTATTTCTTTTGTTGTGAGACCTTTAATGCAACTTTTTAATGCTTTTATGGTCTCCAAATCTAAAACTTTTTCTTTTATCTCACATCAACTCCTTATCTTTTAAATTTAAGACTTTTCATCAGTCTTTCTTTTTCAAGTTGGACAATGCTTTTCTCTTCTTTAGGTTTTTTATTTTCAGGCCTATTCATGATGTAATATCTCAATTCATCCATGCTGTGGTCATCAACTTTAACAGGACTTTCACCTTTTCCCCAACGATAACTTTTGATTTCTCTAATTAAATTTTTACAAGAATTAAAAATAAATAATTTTGTTTCACCCAAAGCATTTTTAAGATACGATTTTACTCTTTGAATTCCGGAAAACACATCCTTATTTACATTTGTATTTACCAAAATATTGTGGTCATAGAACAAGTCTGCAACACTTTTTCGTGACGCTAAAGTTGTTTGATTAGCAGCACTGTCAATTAAAGCCTCAAGCATTCCTTTGCTATTTTTGTGCCAATGCAAATCGTTGCTTATTTCGTGAATTTTTTCACTATGGTATATAATATCTTTTTCTCTTTCATAATGCTCCGCAACCACATAAACATTTCCATCGTAATCTACTGCATACCAATGACAAGAAAGTGGATTTTTCAGTCCAGGATCTATCGACAATTTATCTTGCCATTCATAAGGGATATCAAAAGGTTCAATAACATGAATTTGTTCATCAAATTCAGGATAAATTCTTCCTCCTGAATCCATAAATTCTCCAAATTGTCGCGATTTTAATTCATCCTGAGACATGCTTGCTTTCATTGCATTTTTAGCTTCTTCACTAATGTATGGATTGTCATCCCACTGCATAAATTCATACCAAATATTTTCATCATTAAAGCGATTCATATAAATATCGTCATATACAAAAGTCATTCCTTTAAGCGGTGTCATTGTTGCGAAAATATCGCCATTTTTATCAAGCACTCTCATTCTACATTCTGCATAAATATCATATGGTGGTTCTTCATCAAACCAAACATAATCAAGACTTGTTCCTTGAAATTTTTCTCTGCCTTGATCACAACTTTTAAAGCCTATTTTGCTGATTGTTCCAAACACGTTTTTAACTAAAATATAGTCAATCACTCCATTTGTGTAGTTATCTTTTCTTCCAGACAACATCACAACATCTTCCACCCAATCTGGGTTAAGATAATTCAAAATTTTGCTTTGCGCAACATCTCTTTGGACTTGCTGAGATAAGCTAACAACCCACCCGTTTGTTGCTTTATCTATTTTACGAAACGGATGACATCCACGCGCCATATAAACTACTTCAACCGCACCACATTCTGTTTTACCGCTTCTGTTTCCTCCAAACACCCATCTGTTTTTCTTCGGACATTTATGAAAATCCACTTGCTTTTGATGAATTAGTTTGCCAGTGTTATAAGAAAACAACTTATTTTTTTCTTTTCTCAACATTTGGATTTGTTCAATTTTTAAAATTTCTTCAACAACATTCATTTAGCGGTTAATATACATCAAAACTAGCAAAAATTATCCAAAGATTGCCAAAATTTTGAAAATTTTTTATGATAAAATTTTACTATGATTTTCTTGATTTTTATTTTAATTTTCAATTCAACAATTTCATATGTTAATGCTGCAAATCAAAATACTTTTTATGCAAAAATACTGTTTGATGAAGTATATTTATATAAGTCTCCAGTAGAAAATAATGATTGCAGTAACATATATTTTGAATTGCCCAAAACCTATTTTGTTGAACTAATTTCACAACATGAAAACTTTTATCAAGCACGTTATTTAAACTTCACAGGATATGTAAAAAAAGATAGTGTGCAAGCAGTTTCAAACACACCAATAAATCCTTTTTTAAACAATATAACATTTCGTGTTTATGCTGAACTTAGTCAACACATGCAAACCAGTCCAACAGATATAAACTCCGAAAATATAATAACAAAAATACCATATCTATCTAATAATATAACCTATTTAGGAAAAATAAACGGCGAAAGTTTAATTCAAGGTCGAACTAACGTTTGGTATTTTTGTAAATATACTTCTGATCAAGATTATTATGGATATGTATATAGCGATTTTTGTGATGAGATGACATCAATTCAAGCCAACACAGAAGATGTAACA